CTTGAAGTCCGAGACGATCCCGGTGTTACCCAATGGGAGCATGTCCTGTTGGCAAGAGAAATCAAGTCGGCACTTACCCCGGCTTTCCCGACTATCTTCAAAATGATGGAAGACAACAAATGACCCGGAAGCTTATCGAACCAGATGTGATGGAAATTGCTGATGCAATCATTTCCTCTAACGAGGGTCTTACCGCAGACCAACTGACCGAACGTCTTATGTCGTACAGCGAAGCAACACAAGCTTACCTGATGACCAAGGGTCTGCTGATGCAACTCATTGCTCTTGAGTTTAATGTGTTGGACAAGGACATTTGGGAAGCTGTTGCCATTGTAACTGCTGCAATTCGTGAGGATTGACATTGACAAGAATTGTCCTGATTGATGCCGACCCTCTGGCATATCGGGCAGTTTATTCTAAAGGTGGTGATACCCTCAGTGGTGTTGTTGAGAAGATCAATGATCTGTACCAGCAAATCACTGAGGATATTATCTACGAGTTTGGCAATGATCTAAAGTATCAGTCATTCTTGACCGGAAAGAATAACTTCCGACACGACATTGCCAAGGACTACAAGGGTCAACGGCCTAAAGAAAAGCCTGCCCTAATCAACTTCGCTAGGGATTACATCGCAGAAGAATACGATGCGGTTATCACTGATGGAGAGGAAGCAGATGATGCCATTGCTATTGCTGCCACAAAGCATTATCCTAATGCTATCATGGTGTCGATTGACAAAGACTTCCGGCAAGTCCCCGGTATCCTCTACAACCCGGTGAAGAAAGAGTTCGACAGGATTGACCACTGGAATGGTCTTAGGTTCTTCTATCAACAACTGTTGACAGGAGATAAAGTAGACAACATCCATGGTCTGTACAAGGTTGGTCCTGTCAAAGCTTGTAAAATCCTTGAAGGTGCTACGACAGAGTTTGAATTGTGGAGCCGTTGTCTTGATGCCTATGAAGGTGATCTTGAGAGGGCAGTAATGAATGGTAGGTTGCTTTGGCTAAGACGACAAGAAAATCAGCTTTGGGAACCGCCAAAAAGCTAGGTTTCCGATCTGGTCTAGAGGAAAAAGTAGCCAAGCAACTGACTGAGGCTGGTGTTGCTTATGAATACGAGACGACAAAGATCAAGTATGTCGTTCCTGAAAGTGTCCATAAGTATACACCAGACTTCGTTCTACCTAATGGTATCATCGTTGAGACTAAAGGCAGGTTTGTTGTTGCTGATAGGAAGAAACACCTTCTGATCCAGAAACAACGGCCTGACCTTGACATCAGGTTTGTCTTCTCTAACTCTAAGACTAAGATCAGTAAAGGGTCCAAAACTTCCTATGCTGATTGGTGCGACAAGAACAACTTCATCTTTGCAGATAAGGAAATCCCAGAAGAATGGCTGATTGGGAACCACAAGAAGACTCTGTAGTAGGTCACGGTATTTGGAGACAACCAAGCGAAGCTGGCGGTTACAGGTACTTGACTGATGATTGTGGGTGTGTTAGGGTGTTTTGGGAAGAAGCCATTGATGACCCTTTGTTGGTGTTTGAGGTTCTGGACCGAAGCAATGCTCTAGACCTCTGGTTACACCTTTACTACAAAAGAAAGCAAGAACATGAAGATCGTAAACGTGCTTCGGGGACCAACCCACTCGTCTGAGGTTCCAGATTGGGATCATGAAGAAGATGGTTTTGGGCTTCCCTACGAAGAAGGTTACATCCTTGATGTGATTGTCATGGATGATCGGGGTGTTCTTGAACCATCACAACTGATCTTCCAGACCTTTGAGGATGCACGAAAGTTGGTCAAGCACTTCACTAAGCAAATCAAACCTATCAAATGGAAGGATAACTTCTGATGGACGTTCACTGGTATGTCTTTGGTTGCAACTCTCTCGCAATTCAAGATTGGAATGTTGTTGATATTCAGAACACCGAAGAAGAAGCAGTCAACTGTCTCAAAGGCTGCGTTGAATACCAGTACTGGAAAATCGAGAAGATTTGGAGTTACCCGTTTTGACACGGCTTGTTGATCCCCCGACAGGTTGGGCCTATGGTTTTCCTGCACCCTTGCAAGACGACTATGAAGCCCAACTCCGTAAAGCAGGGTATCCAGAGAAGGATATTCCACTTGCTTTGAAACACTCACGTTACATCGGAAGCAGTGAAGAACTGCTAGAAAAGGTTAATAGTCTTGACTAAGACAGCAATCGTCTACACTTGCGCCCACTCTCACCCGGAGATTAGCAACGAACGCTTCTCTTGGTTGGGCGATCTGATCGAAGACATTAAGCCAGACTACGTTGTTGACCTCGGTGATGGGGCTGACCTTCAAAGTCTTAACACCTTCGATACACGCTATCCACAGGCTCTTGTTGCACAGTCCTACCAAGCGGATATTGAAGCCTATAACGAGGCTCAGGACCGCCTGTGGGGTCGGTACAAGATCAGCAAGAAAAAGCGACCTTTCCGTATTGGTTTTGAAGGGAACCATGAGAACCGAATCAAACGCGCAATCGCTCACGACCCTCGCCTAGAAGGTAGCAAATATGGAGTGTCATTTTCCCATCTTCAAACGGACCACTGGTTTGACGAGTATCACGAATATAGTAACTCAGGTCCAGCCCTTGCTAGTTATGATGGCGTTGTATATGGTCATTACGTCAGTAGTGGGAATTTTGGCTCTGCTATGTCTAGTAAGCATCACGGATATGCTCTGGTTGAAAAGCTTGCTTGTAGTGTTACAGTTGGTCACAGTCATAAGTTCCATTATTATCGCAAAGCGGATGCAAGACCTACTGCAATCAATGGACTTGTTGCAGGCTGCTTTAAGGGTGGAGCAGAAGGTTGGGCTGGACAAGCTAACGGTGAATGGAGTAAAGGTGTCGTAATCAAACGTTACATCGACAACGGCGACTATGACTTGCAGTGGGTTTCGATGAAGGCTCTTGAGAAAGAGTATGGGAACAAATGAGTAAACGCGCCTCTGTATCTGGCAACAACATCAAACCTGTTGTCAGAAAAGAGCGTGACTTTTACCCGACACCAAGGAAGGCTGTGGAACCTCTAGAGAACCATCTAGAAGGGGAAGCAACCTTCCTTGAACCCTGTGCTGGTAATGGCGCTCTTATCGAACATATCGAATCGTTGACGGACCACTATTGGCTGTGTAAGAAGGCTTATGACATCGACCCACAGCCGACAAACTACTCTGTAAGGATTGAACAACGCAATGCTCTGTCCTTGACTTACTACGATGTAGTTGATGTTGACTACATCATCACGAACCCACCTTTCCAGTGGGACATGCTAAAGCCATTGCTTGACCATCTGCCAGAACTTCGACCTACTTGGTTGTTGTTACCTTTCGGATATGCTTGCAATAAGCGGATGGCACCCTATATGGAGAAGTGTAAGAAACTGGTTCCTATCGGAAGGGTCAAATGGATCGAAGACAGTAAGGCAACAAGCACAGATGACTTCGGTTGGTATCTGTTCACTGATGAACAACAAACCTCAACTAAACTGTATGCAAGAGTATGAATAAGCAACAAATCCTCAAACTGATCGAAGACAGGGGTTTCACCAACATCCTGCGTGACCATGACTTGACCCTGTGGAAAGTTCTTGAAATCCTAGATGATCTAGGGTATGTGTATCTAGAAAGGTATGACGAATGAACCTGTTCATAATTGCTTACTTGGCAACCGCAACAATGCTTGTCCTTAAGCTTACGAATCTTGTTGCAATCGGATGGCTGACTGTGCTATCGCCTGTGATCTTCGTGTACTCGGTGATGATTGTCGTCCTTTTCGTCTTCTTCGTAGTACTCAACAATCGGTGATAACATGGCTAAATGGGTTCTGGACAGTATTGGAGACACTTTCGTGCTAGACGATCTTACTATGGATGAATATCAAGAAGAAGCCTTGACGACTGCAATCTACCCCCAAGATCAGGCTTTGGCATATCTTGCTCTTAAGCTGTGTGGTGAGTCTGGTGAAGTTGCCGAGAAGATCGGTAAGTCGATCCGTGACAACAAACCTCTGGACGACAAAGACCTTGCCAAAGAACTTGGTGATGTCCTCTGGTATGTTGCTAATCTGGCACAGTTCCTTGGCTATGACCTGTCAGAGATTGCAGAAATGAACCTGACCAAACTGAAAGACCGTCAGAACCGTGGTGTTCTTGGTGGTAGTGGAGATAACCGATAATGAATGACCTGACTTGGTTCTTGTACATCGTTGATGTAAGCCAACGTGTATTCCCTCTTGTTGTCATGTTTGGTGTTGCACTGATCGTCATCGGTTTTGTGATCCCACCAAAGGGTGTTGAGCCTTTTAGTTATGACCATGGCTATCCCTTCCAAGGGATTGGGCGTCTAAAGAACGCTTTCATCGGTTGGTGTGTCGCACTTGTCCTTGCAGTGATGATCCCCTCCGAGGATACTTTGTACATGATGGCAGCATCCGAAGCTGGTGAAGCTGCTATCAAATCCCCACAAGGGAAAGAGGTTCTTGATAAGATCGACCTGATTATCAACAACCAACTTGATGAATTGGCTAACAAGAAAGAACAAAAATGAGCAACGCACTACCTACTGACTACCAATCCTTCATCCACACTTCGCGCTATGCCCGTTGGATCGAAGAAGAAAATCGCCGTGAGAATTGGGGAGAAACCATTGGTCGCTACATCGACAGTGTAGTTAAGCCTAAGTGGCCCAAAGATGCTTGGCCGGGTATCGTCAACGAGATTGAACAGGCCATCCTTGGCCTTGAAATCATGCCCTCTATGCGGGCTTTGATGACTGCTGGTCCTGCACTGGAACGCGACAACACGGCTGGCTACAACTGTGCCTTCATGCCTGTCGATGATCCGAAGTCGTTTGATGAAGCAATGTTCATCCTTCTGTGTGGCACTGGTGTTGGCTTCTCTGTTGAGCGTCAATACATCAGCAAGCTTCCAGAAGTGCCTGAACAACTGTTCCAAAGCGATGATGTGATTGTCGTCAAGGACAGCAAAGAAGGTTGGGCAAAGTCTCTGCGTAAGATGATCGCCATGCTCTATGCTGGTGAAATTCCGAAGTGGGATGTGTCCAAGGTTCGTCCTGCTGGTGCAAAGCTGAAAACCTTTGGTGGTCGTGCCTCTGGTCCTGCCCCTCTGGTGGAATTGTTCCAGTATGTGATTGAGAAATTCAAGGGTGCCAAAGGCCGCAAGCTGAACTCCCTTGAGTGCCACGACATCATGTGTAAGATTGGTGAAGTTGTTGTGGTTGGCGGTGTTCGTCGCTCTGCTATGATTTCTCTGTCGAACCTGTCCGATGACCGTATGCGTCATGCCAAGTCGGGCCAGTGGTGGGAAAAGAACGGTCAACGCGCTCTGGCTAACAACAGCGTTGCCTATACTGAGAAACCCGATATGGAAACCTTCATTCGGGAATGGTTGTCGCTTGTTGAAAGCAAGTCTGGTGAACGTGGTATCTTCTCCCGTCCAGCTTCTAAGCAACAGGCCCTTAAGAATGGTCGTCGCAATGCGGACTTTGACTTTGGTACTAACCCTTGTTCGGAGATTATCCTCCGACCCTATCAGTTCTGCAATCTCACGGAGGTTGTTGTCCGAGCAACGGATACACTTGAGGACTTGGAACGGAAAGTAAAGCTGGCTACGATCCTTGGTACTATTCAATCCACCTTCACGCATTTCCCGTATTTGCGTAAGATTTGGAAAGACAATACTGAGGAAGAACGTCTGCTTGGTGTGTCTCTGACTGGCATCATGGATAACCCTATGTTGACTAATGACCTCTCAGCGTATGAGTTGTCTGGTTGGGGTCTGTCCACTATCTTGGATTATCTTAAGAATGTTGCTATCGTTACTAATGCTGAGTGGGCTGATCGTCTTGGTATCCCTGCTAGTACAGCCATCACTTGTGTTAAACCTTCTGGAACGGTTAGCCAACTTGTTGATAGTGCTAGTGGTATCCATGCCCGCCATTCTGCTTATTATATTCGCACTGTACGGGGCGACAACAAAGACCCACTGACGCAGTTCATGATCGACCAAGGTATCCCGGCTGAACCTGATGTGATGAAGCCTGAGACTACTACCGTCTTTAGTTTCCCGATGAAGTCTCCGCAAGGGGCTGTCACTCGAAACGACATGACTGCTTTGGAACAGTTGAA